CAAACAACGATTTTACATCTATAAGATGACCGATAGAGATTATATTGGTGATAAAGTTGTTGTGTATCAATTACACTTCACGTCTTTAGATGCAGTTGTAGATTTAAACAAAGCAGTTAGTAAAACATTCTCTGGTAAGGTTTCTGATATTGCAAAAACTCTTTTAACTGATAAAGTATTTGGTTTACAAGTTAGTAAGAAATATAATATCGAAGAAACGACAAATAGTACCAAGTATGTTTCTAATTTCTGGTCACCAATTAAAAACCTTTTCTACTGCTTACCAAATGCAGTGAATAAGAATGGTTCTCCAAGTTACGTATTCTTTGAGAATCGTGAAGGATATAACTTCGTTTCTTTGGAACAATTATATCAACAGCCAGTGTTACAGAATTTCACTAAAGACAACTTTGTCCGTGATCAACGTCCAGGTGGTGGTAACATCAAAGATATTCACAAAGATTATCAGCGTATCAACACCGTAACTATCCCAGTTCCATTCGATTACATCTCAAGAATTCAAAATGGTATGTATGGGTCAAAACAGTATACTCACGATATTACTAATAAGAAAATTGCAAGTAAGAATTATGATATGTTGCAAAATTATGATCAGCGTAAACACTTGAATGAAAACCCGCTTGCATCTAAGAAGGCTGTATATCGTTACAATTCTAAGATTACTTACGAAACAAAGTACTTCAATAACTTTACCAACTTTGGTGATTCTACCAACGCCAATTTTGCTCAAGAGCGTTTATCTGTATTGAAGCAGATTGAAACGACTAAATTAGAGATTACAGTCCCAGGTAGATTTGATTATACTGTTGGTAAGAAAGTTAATTTGAAATTGAACAAAGTAGAACCAATGTCAGAGAAAGACAGAGATACTGTTGATAAAGTTCTCTCTGGTAACTACTTGATTTCTGCTATCAATCATTACATTGATAGAGAACGACATGAATGTGTTATGGAATTGGTTAAAGATTCCCTGATGATTGATCTTAATAAGGCGAAGAAATAATGCAGTTATATACTGGCGTAGTTGAAAATAGACAAGACCCATTAAAACTTGGTCGCTGCCAAGTACGTGTGGTTGGTTTACACACAGATGATAAAACAGTTCTACCAACAGAGGATTTGCCTTGGGCTTATCCAATGCAGCCAGTAACATCTGCTGCGATTAGTGGTATTGGTTATTCACCAACAGGTCCAGTTCCAGGTAGTTGGGTTGTTATCATGTTCCGTGATGAAGACCAGCAACAACCAGTTATGCTCGGTACTATTGGTGGTATCCCTCAGACCAAATCTGGCGCACGTGCCATTGATGATTCCAATGAATCTATCATTCCTCAAGACGGAGTATTAACAACATCTGACGGAACACCAGTAACTGATAGCTCAGGCACCCCAGTTAAAACTGGCACCAACGCAGCAAATAATTCTGCACCGAAAGAAACACCTGCTGCTGCACCAGTGGCTGCAGTATCAACTGATATCCCAACAACTCCACCACCAAGATCTGGTGCAAACTCTCAAGCGTCCGCAGGTATCAAAGCTCTTATTGCAGCTTGTGATAAAGTTGGTCTTACAACAAAGTACGCTAAGTGTGCGTTACTTGGTATTGCTGGTGGTGAATCAAAGTGGGTTCCGCAAAAAGAATCTTACACATATAACCCAGTTCGCTTAAAACAAATCTTCTCTTCCGCTGATACTGAAACAGTTGAGAAGTATTCATATGCAGCCAAGAAGGGTATGAGTCGTGAAGACTTCTTCTCATTCTTCTATGGTCCATCATTCCGTGGTAAGAACTTCCTTGGCAACAAGATTGATTCTGATGGTGGTAAATATTATGGTCGTGGATTTATTCAATTGACTGGTCGTGGTAATTATGAGCGTTATCAGAAACTTGGTACAGCTGTAGGATTAAACATTGACATTGTCAATAACCCAGATTCTCTTGATGATAATTTGGAAACTTCTGCACTTATCGCTGCTCTTTACATTAAAGATCGTGTAAAGGGTTGGGAGAAGTTGATGTATGAGCCAGGATTCTTCCAAGCTGCGAAGAATGCCGTTGGTGTAAACAGCCCTGATATCGCATTGGCAAAGCAAAGCTATTATGAATATTTCCTGGGTGGTTCAGGAGATCCAGTATCAACAAATAAGAATGCCACTGCAGCTGAACCCAACTTATCCAAAGAAGAGATTGCAGCAGCTCCAGCAGATAAGAAAGAAGCGTATACTGAAGATCGCTCTATGAACTCTACTCAGTTAGGGTTCACAGATCCGTCTGGTAAATATCCACTTCGTGACCACATGAACGAAGCAGACACAAACCGTCTTGCTCGTGGTATTATCGAAGGAACAGCGTTTAAATTTAAAGATGCTACTCGTAAACAAAATATCCCAGTGGCAGGTGGTACTGTTTGGTCACAACCACTATCAGCTTACAATACAGTTTATCCATTCAACAAAGTTATGGAAACTGAATCTGGTCACTTGATGGAATTTGATGATTCTCCTGATGGTGAGCGTTTCCACTTATATCACCGTAAAGGGACTTTCCTTGAGATTGACCCGAATGGTTCTCAGACTAACTTTATCGTTGGCGATGGATATCAGATCGTTCTACGCAACAATAACATTTACGTAGTTGGTACTGCCAATTTAACTGTTGGTGGAAATATCAAGATCCTCTGTCAAGGTGATGCTAAGATTGAAGTAGAGGGTCGTAGTAATATTCAATTAAAAGGTGATGCTGAACTTGGTGTCGCTGGCGACTTGGATATGACTGTCGGTGGCGACTATCAGCTTAAAGTTGGTGGCGCATATACAGTTGATTCTGGTAAATCTGTTTCTGTTAAAACTGCAGAGAACTTTAACGTAGATGCTGCTCAAGGTATCTCTGCTCACTCTGCCGTTGACATTAACATGATGTCAGACGGTAAAACTAATATGCAATCAAGTGGCGAACTTAACGTCAAGGCTGCAACATTAAGTATGGAATCGCAGGGTGATATGAACATCCTTGCAGCTGGAAACTTTGCACTAGATTACGCTCGTGGTGATTTCGGTAACGGAGCAGCAGGTGCGGGTAATGCTGAAGTTGTATTAGTTGATGCTGTTGCGTTGACTCCACCAGATTTAATCAATGCAGTTGCTTCTGAGTTTAGTAACTTAGAACCACCAGAGCGTTCATTTGATGATGTTGCTAAATTTGAAACACCTGATGAATGGGAAACCCCTGCAGGTCAAGCTGAGAAAGAGAAGCAGTATGACACTCCATCATACAAGTCTCCAGAGAATGCTGCTGGTGCTGCTCAAGAATCAGCTATCCTTCTACCAAACTTAGTTAAAGGTAAGACTGTGGATACTAAAGACATTTACAGCAGATCTGATTTCCCACCATCATACAAGTTATCCAAGAACTTCAGTATCGCTCATTTGGTTGAACCATCTGTTATTCTACAAGACGTAACTGTTGCTGGGCAGACATTTAAGAAGCAGGACATTATTGCTAACTTGGCTCATCTGGCAGAGAATATTTGCGAACCGATCTATGATTTACTTGGACCAACCAGCGGTAAGTTTGCTGCTCAGTCTGCCAAGGGTGCGTGGTGTATTAACTCTGGTCTAAGAAACGGAACAAACAACTCTGATCACAATAAGGGTCGTGCATTGGATATGCGTTATAATCCAAAGCGTTCTTTCGAAGATATGTGGAAGTTGGCTGTTCAGTTAGAAAAGATTCTACCTTACAATCAGATTATCCTTGAGTACCGTAAGCCTGGAGCTAACTTTAATCCAGGTCCAGGTTGGATGAATTGGATTCATATCTCTTACTCAACTGAAGGTAACAAGAAGATGGCATTCACTATGATTGACGATAAGTCTGTTGATGCTTCTGGTAACGTTGCACCTGGATCTCGTGGTCTGTTCTTATTTGGATCTAACTAATGGGCAAGACGATCTGTAAAATTGGAGATTTATCTCAGGGAGCGGACGGGTTTCCTCCATCTCCATTGATTTACACACCAGTGACGAAGACTTACATTAAAGGAAAGTTAGTAGGAGTTGTTGGAGCCATATATGCTCCACACACTCTTGGAAGAACTACTCACCAAGACGAACAGCGTAAGATTATCACAGGCTCGGATAAATTCTTCGTTGAGGGATATGCCGTTGCACGAACTGACGATTTAATTGCAGATGGCGATAAAGTTGGTGAGTCTTATGACAATGGGTCAGCATAATAAAGCTAAATAATAAGATGGCACGAAATACAAGAATATTCTCTGATTTAGACTTAAACTTCACTGCTCACCCAGTGACTAAAGACGTCACACGTCGCTTCGATGAGAATGCGATCAAGACCAGTTTAAAGAATCTAATCCTAACATCCAATTTTGAGCGACCATTCCATAGCGAGATCGGTAGCCCAATTAAACGTCTATTATTCGAACCAGCGTCACCTATGCTGGAAGCTCTAATAACTAAAGCTATCACAGACGTTGTAAATAACTTTGAACCACGAGTTATCTTGATTGATGTTACATCTCAAGTAAGCGAAGACAGCAACTCCGTGAATGTATCAATCGAATTTAAGATAATTAATACCGAGAGACCAATTACTCTTGACCTAGTATTAGAGAGAACCCGATAATGGCAAATAAGAAAATTAACGTAACAGAATTAGACTTTGATAATATCAAGGCTAATCTAAAGACATTCCTGCAAGGACAAACAGAATTTCAAGACTATGATTTTGAAGGATCTGGTCTTGCTGTTCTTTTAGACGTTCTGGCATACAATACCCATTACAACGCTCTCTATAATAACCTGACCATTAACGAAATGTTCTTGGATTCAGCGAGCAAGCGTAATAGTGTAGTTTCTCTGGCTAAGATGCTTGGTTATGTGCCACGCTCTGCCAAGTGCTCAACTGCCAAAGTCCGCATGACTATCAATAACGGTAATATTGGACCAAGCTCTTTAACATTACCTGCATATAGCACTTTCAATACTACAGTTGATGGAGTCAGTTACGTATTCCATACAACAGAATCATATACAATTACTGGTTCAGGAACATCATATACTTTCGATAACGTAACTATCACTGAGGGAACTCCTCTAAATTATGTATATGAAGTTGCATCTGGAACTCGTTTCATTATTCCAAACTCAGCTATTGATTTAACTACGTTGAAGGTTCGTGTTCAAGAGAACTCTACTTCATCATTGTACGAAACATTTACAAACTCTTCTGATATTACATCAGCTGCTTCTGACACTAAAGTATTCTTCGTCAAAGAAATTGATGATGGTCTTTATGAGATTGTATTTGGCGATGGTATTATCGGCAGAAAGTTAGATAACGGTAACGTAGTTCATATTGATTATTTTACATCCAGTTTAGATGCTGCCAATGGTGCCAGAATTTTCCAATATACTGGCGACACTCTATTAACAGGTGCAAGTCATAACATCACTTGTATCGATATTGCCACTGGTGGTGCCGATGCTGAAGATATTGAATCAATCCGCTTTAATGCACCAAGAACATATGCAGCTCAAAATCGTGCTGTAACTCCAGATGATTATAAGTCAGCAATTTATGCTGCACTGCCAGAAGCTAAAGCAGTTTCTGTTTGGGGTGGAGAAGATAATAACCCACCTGTCTATGGTAAGATTTTCGTTTGTGTAAAACCAAAAGATGCAAGTAAATTAACTACTGGTCAAAAATCAAATCTAGTATCAACTATTCTTGCCAGCAAGAATGTCGTTTCAGTTATCCCTGAAATTGTAGATCCAGAGTATATTAACATTTCACTTGACGTCAAAGTATATTACAACGAACGTGAAACTACAAGAACTAAAGCAGAAATTGAATCAATCGTAACTGATGCTATCTTTGCATATGATGATTCAGATCTACAAAACTTCGATGGCGTATTCCGTTACTCAAAGTTATCTCGTTTAATTGATACCTGTGAAGTTGGTGTAATTAACAACATTACAAACGTAACTCTGCGTAGAAAAATGCAACCACGTTATAATGTTTCAGCTCAATATCTAATTAACTTAATTAACCCAATCTATACCACTGGTTTACCAGAAGGTGCCGTTTCCACTACAGGTTTCTACATCTATGGTAGCGATTATCTACACTATATCGATGATGATGGTTTAGGTAAGTTGCGCTTATATCGTTTCGGTGCCAACGCTGATAAGATTATCGTTGATGATCAAATCGGTTTTGTAGATTATCAAAAAGGTGTTCTAGATATTCGCAACCTCCACATCGTTGCTTTGGCTGATCTTGATTTTGAGATCTCCATTAAACCAGCTTCTAATGATGTAGTTTCTGCTTTAACTCAGATCGCTCAGATTGCCAGAGACCACTTAACAGTTACATCGATTCCAGATAAGTCTGCCAATGGCGATTTACGTGGTGGATATAATTACACATTCTCTTCTAGCAGAACATGATTACAAAACCAAAAATCTCTTCTCTCTTAGCGAGCCAGTTACCTGAGTTCGTTAGAGAAGACCATCAGACGTTTGTATCATTTCTACAAGCGTACTATGATTATTTGGATTCCCAATCTCCAGATATCAAAACACTAAGAGATTTAGATACAACATTAGACTCATTCATTAAGCATTTTAAAAATGAGTTAGCAGTAAATTTACCGAACACAGTTGTATCTGAAAAGTTCTTATTGCAACACATCAAAGAACAGTACCTTGCAAAAGGTTCTGAGGCTTCTTTCAAGCTATTATTCAGACTGATGTTTAATAAGGATGTTTCAATTGAATATCCTTCTAAACAAATCCTACGTGCCTCTGACGGTAAATGGAACCAAGACGTTTCTATTATTTGTAAAGTATTAACTGGACATCCTGACCAAATTATTGGTAAGATGGTTGATGTTATTACACCAAATAGAATTATTCGTGTTTTAATCGATCGTCGTCAATATGTTGAAGTTGAAGTTGAGCGTGTTGTTCAAATTTCAGAAGACACGTATGAATTTTACATCGATCGTCGTTTCTTCGGCAATATCTCTATTGGAGATAGAATTCGATATCAAACTGAAGACATCTACTTCACTGCAGAGATCTTAGCTACAACTGGTAAACTACAAGTTCTGTCTCCAGGTACTGGATTTAAAATTGGTCAGCTTTATCAGATCAAGAATGGTAAGGGTTTCGGTTCTATTATGAAAGTTACCAGAACGAATGGTTCTGGTGGCATTATCTCAGCTGAGTTTATTAAATTTGGCACAGGATACAGCACTGACTTTACGTCGACTATTTACGCAGACTTGGGTCAATCTATTTCTGGTACTGGTGGATCATCCCTACAAGTTATTGGTGGTAATGTTTCCATCAATGAGACTACAGATGGTTTCAGTGAAATGGGTATTATCAACAAGTCTGATTATTCTACAGCGATTGATGGAACATATGCTGGTGAAATTCTCCGTGAGTTTGGAGATTCGGCAACAGCAATCACTAGCCCTTTCGATCCAGCTGTAATTAAAGTTACTCTTGGACCTCTGGGTAAATATCCAGGTTATTATATCAATAATGATAGTTTCTTGAATGATGCGATCTACATTCAAGATAGTCGTTATTACCAAGCATTCTCTTATGTTCTGAAGATTGATGAACTATTAGAATCTTACAAATCTACAGTCAAGGCATTGGTTCACCCAGCAGGTATGGCAGTGTTCGGCGAGTATGACATTCGCAACGAATTTGACGTAGCTCTTGAATTAGAATCTATGATTAAAATTCTTGCTGTTAACCAGCAAGACGAAGTATTCGGTGACGACTCTATCTCTGAGATTTTCCTAACTAAAGGATTTGAAGATACAGTCTCTTTACTCAATGAGTTTATCTCCAAGAAAGAATTTGGAAAAGCTCTTGACGATTCAACTTCATACTCAGATGAAATATCAACCAAAGCGTTTGGTAAGGGTTTAAATGGCGTAGAACACTACGTTTACCCAACAGAGGCTATTTCATCCAGAGACTTTGGAAAACGTCTTGATGACTATCCAGTTGCAACGGACTCA